CACACAAGGTTCGCATCAATCATAGGAACTTCAGCAGCTTTACGTTTAGCCATGTCATTGCTCCTTTGTTTATGCTGTTACTTTAGCAGACTTTGCCACATTGTCAACCAGGTCACCGTTGATGTCAAATGGGAACTCACAAGCCTTATCTAATGCCATGCGAGTGATATAGAGATTGTCGGGATCTTCATCAGCCTCTAGATAGCGGATACGAGCACGACGGGCACGATCGATGGTAGTAAATAAACCCAGCAACTCGTCAAAGTGCCCGGCTCGGTACCACACTCCGTATACATTTGACATAGTAGCCTCCTTTGTTTATAAGTTTACTATAGCACCATTGTGGGTATTGTCAATAGGACCCGATACCTCTGCGGACTTTGCGTTTAGGTGCAGCAGGTTTACGCTTACTGCTGTTTACATTCAGGAACTCTACAAGCAGAGCATCTATCGCAGCGTCACGCTGGGCGGGGTCGTTGCTCTTGAGAGCTTGGGTGAATTGGGGTGCTGCTCTATCTAGGAACTTATCCATCGCCTTTGACATCGTATACTCCTTTGTTATGTGCTTATAATAGCACAATTAACCGGGTTGTCAATCGAAATCTGTATGTAAACAAGGGTGTTATAAGTCATTGATTTCAAAAAAATAGCCGGATCTACCACCATAATGACCCGGCTACTGAGCTTGATTTTATGTTATTATGTTAATTTGGATCTCTAAAAGCTATACGGCTTGCAGGGTACCAAACAGTCTTAACTCTATTGCTGGTATTACCTGCTATAACGCTGACGTACTTGCGTCCGTTACGATAGGAAGTACCTGCAACAAATCCCACATGATGTGGCATTACCGCAATGTCACCAGCATTACCATTTGATGGTGTACCATAACGGTAGAAACTTCTAGCCATATTGCTACCAGTTCCTCTATGACCACTTTGACGTAGAACTGCATTAGCCCATGCTGCACACCAAGGGGTGCGAGCTGGATCAACACCAAGTGTTCGCGTTAACGAACCGCGATTACCACGCTCGCTCATGCCCATATATGCCTGGGCACGAGACAATACGTTAGAACCACCGCTCCAGCCCCATGAATCAGTTGACTCAGATTCTGGTGCAGCATAACGTGCATGTCTTGATGCTTTGCGTGTTGCTCTGGTTGTTGGCTGTTCATTGGTATATCCATTTACTGGATCCCAGCCAGTAGACGCAGTTGCGTTACTGTTTGAACAATCACCAAACAAGTCAGTGCATTGTGCCTGTGGTGCAGCGACACGACCAGCGTGTCGCGCATAATGATGGCCATGATAGGGCCTTGCCTGTACTTCTGTTGCAAATGCTGCAAGACCAAATAGTCCCACAACTGCTACAAAGGTACTCATAAGGCTTCTCTTGCCTGTCTTCATTTCACTCTCCTCAATTTTAAAGCCGCGGAATTGCGACGCAGAATCTCTTGGTGGGTGAGATTCAAAGAGGTAGAACTAATTCGCGTGTTAGTCTACCCAAAGATGTTGTCTTGCCATCGATCAACATCTGTGCAGGCTTGTGTATATCCTTTGTTTAACCCGCACACACTGCATAAAACACTGAAAAAACAGCAATCTATGCAAGAGCTCGTTGGATATTTACCATCTCAATGAGCTCATTAACTACTATATTAACAATTCACAGTCTCATACACAATCTTCTTGCCGTGTTTCCTCATTACAAAATTCTTGATTTTTAATTCATTTCTGGAATCTAAATCAGCCACCGTAAGACTTTTTGCAAACTCTTCAACTTGATGTGTACTAAACCCTGTGATGTGATTTTGATCTAAAATATGTAGAAGTAAATTCTTTAATCTACGTCTGGATAATAATTTGACCTTACGCCAATCTAACGATCCGTCACTGTTAGAACATGACTCTAAATCAATACGTGCCAGATCCTGTGTCAGTTCCCAACCCTCGTTAATCAACGCAATAGAGCGATGTAGGTTAATGTCTGCGATCTCATTGCGTTCTATAATCACAGGCCATAACTCATGTCTGATCCAATTACGATCAAAATTTGTATCCATATTACTAGCATCTTCAATATTGGGAACCAGATTATCTGCAGCATAATTTTTAATTCTATCCTTGTCCCAATTCAACAAAGGTCTTACTAATAATACCTGTGGATCGATCCAACTTGGTCCAGTTTTGGTCATACAGCGTAGGCCTTTTAATCCACTGCCTCGGAATAATTTTAAGAAAAAGGTTTCGCATTGATCGTCAGAATGGTGAGCAAGTACAATCATATCAGAGTGTTGCTCAGTAAATGCTTGATATCTAGCCTGTCTGGCTGCACGTTCTAAATTGTTTCCAAACTGCTTGACATCTACTCGCACAACTTCACAGGGAATAGATCTTTCAATACAGTAATCTTCAACAAACTTGGCCCAAGTTGCTGAATTTGGAGAAATTTGATGATCCACATGTAACACCTTGAAATCTTTTTGAAAATAATTGCGATTTCTGTGTAAAATGTCAACTAGTACCATGCTATCAACACCGCCACTGACTCCAACAATGATTTTTTTGCCCGGTGCTAGTAGTTCTCGTAATTCTTTTAACTCATGCGGCTGCATTAACACTATTCCTATTGAAATTAACTAGTATTAACTTATAACCTATTGTATTGATTGTCAATGCCTAGACCAGAGACTCTAACCATTCATGTAGAATTTCAGCTGACTTATCGCTGTTTAACATGGCATCTAGTCCCCAATGCAGGGGAGTTGGAAGGTCGTCTAACCCGCACCATTTATATTCAGCAGACTCCCAATCAAGTATTGGCTTGAATTGTTTTTCAACTTGAACTGCATAGACTTTGTAAATGCTCATTGGCCACTCGGTCTTGAGAGCATAAATCATTTTCATAGGACAATCAGCAACATCATAGTTGATTTCTTCAAGGGTTTCTCTGATTGCTGTGGTTACATAGTCTTCTCTGGCAGATCCTCTACCACCAGGTATGCCCCAGGTATGCGGATTGTCCACATATTCACCGCGGAGAACAAACAACCAATTGTTGGTATCACGAGCGTGTATAAGACAACCTGCTGCTCTGTGTATATCTGGATTCAAGTCACTTGCTCTCATACTGATATTTATAGAATTATTTAACGATCTATCTTTGGCAGTTTCTTTAGTGCTTGCAACTCACTCTTATAAATTGCTCGTTGTCTGGTGGGATCACCCAGTATGTCTTGGTAGTCTGCAATAGTAGCTGTCAACTCTGCAATGCGCTTGGCTATTTCATCATATGCATCCCGGGCCCAGCGATAGCTGGGTAGACTTGCAATACGTTCTATTTGATCATCATCAAGTGGTATCTTAGCCTTGTTACATATGGTTTTAATTTGTTCAACTACTTCTGCTTTATTCTGGGCCGTGGGTAGAAACTTGGGCAAGTTCTTGTCAATACACTCTTTAAGTGCCAAGTTGAAACACAGTGTATAGGTAGCATCTGCAACTAACTTTTCATAACGAGTTACATACCAACCCAATCGCCAAGCCACAAACTCTGTTAACAGTATTTCTGCATCTTCATACTGCTTGATACTATCACCGTCCCAGTCAAGAACAACCAATCGTTCAGTTGTTTTACTCTTGAGTTTGAAGAATTCGATTGCTTTATCTTCTGTCCAACCGTTAATAGTGCCACGCTTGAACCGTACTTCAATCTTGATCTCTTTTGTACTGCGATCAATGTAAGTTTGTATTTGATCATCGTCTTCCATTTTGTTAAGACGTGCTTTGAATTTTTCTAGTGTTAGATCAGGTGGCAATTCTTCAACCCAAACTGTGCTGCCGTCTAGTCTGACTTTACCAGTAAACTCCCAGGCATTGCCGCCCAGGTTACGAGTCTTACAATCAAGGTAATCATATGTTGGAATCAGTCGATCAAACTTCTTACCGTCTAATACCTTAATACATGATTCAATTAGATCTTCTAACTTGCGTGGTAGTATTTCTGTACTCCAACCCACAGCAATACCACTAATACCATTTAATAGCACCAGAGGTACAAGCGGTAAGAAGTTCTTGGGTTCTAATACTGAACCATCATAGTTTTCTTTTAGTGGAATAATATCGTAGTCAGGATATATTAGTGCCTCTGTTATGCCGTTCTTTTTGAGATAGGTATAACGAGGAGCACCCCAATCAGTAGGTCCAACCTTGGTACCAAATGCACCAATGCCTTGCAAGAACGGGACATTATTACAGTACGTAGCAGCCATTAAACTTAAAGTATCAGCAGCACTTGCGTCACCATGGAGGTAACAACCGCTTGATATCATTGATCCTGCTAAAGAAATAGTTTTAATTTTTTCACTAATTGGTTTAATAACAAATAAAGCTTTACGTTGTGCATCTTTAAGACCATCACTGATACTAGGAATGCCGCGGTTTTGGCATACATATATGGAATATTCCCGACTAGTAGTTTTAATATAATCTGTAGTATCCTGGTACATTGTTATTGTCATGTTGCTGATGCCTTTTTACAATTATCTCCGTGCCATCTTGTATAATTTCCTAAATTTGTTTCTATTCCGCAGTGTGGGCATACCTTACGAGCATTTCGAGCCCGCAATCCAGGACCACATTTTTCAAGTCGCTGTTCAGGTGTCATAGAGTCCCAATTTGCTTTTACAATTTTAGAGCGTCGTTCATAGTACAGTTCTTTTTCTTTTTCAGTAAAATCTTTCATTGCCATTCGTTCTTTAAATTTCTCTCTGCCGTGTTGCCAGGATTCTAAATTCGGATATTGTTTAGCCAACTTAGCTATTTTTACCTTCCATGCAACTTGTTTATCTGTTAAACCATTGTTTCTTTCTTTTTGTTCTGCTATCTCTTGTTCTAGTAATCGTGTTTTACATTCAGGATTATAATTAATATGTTTTACTGTATTATTTAGAACATCTGGATGATTTATAGATAATTTTTTAATGCTACCGTCTGGATATCTATAAATTGCCATACCTGATCGTCCAGTTGACTTATGTAGTCCTGCTTGATGATTTTGAAACCGAGTTTTGCGAGCCTTTTGTAATATCTCAGGTGTTTTTACAATATAATTGCCTTTATTACCGTTATAACCATTGGGCCATAATGTTCCTAAATATTCTATGTAAAATTCCTCCTGAGTTTTAAAATATAAATCATCCTGATTGCCTTCTTCTAACAACTCGACTACAAAATCTTCAACAGTTGCGCTACCTGATTTTAACTCATTCCATAAATAAACTCCGCCTTTACCGGTCATATGCTCCTGAAATCGTTTAAGATAATCTTTATCTCTTGCTATGACTATTCCAATGTAAGACTTGTTATTCTTAATATTTGTAATTTTATAAACTTGTTTCATGATTTTCCTTATCGCTAGTATAATTATAATATATATTTGCACTGCGATAAATTTTATTTTTAATTAATTTTATTATCTAAGCTAATCCACTCCTTGCGATTATCAGCCCTTGCTGAATTAAATATCAAATCCAGTGCCTCACCTAATTTACCATCATCTGTGATAGGAATCAACTGAGGTACCTTTAAACTGTGTATCCAATCTTCTTCTTCAAGACTACCCAGGCCCTTGGCTCTGGTCGGCTTTGGACAGTTTTTCCAATCCTTAGGATCATACTCGTGATAGTTGTGAGCATACCAGTAGTGACGTTTCTTGGCCTTCTCCTGAATAATAAAAGGAGTTTGAAATGCATAAAAGTAGGGTTCCTGTTTGGGATCAAACAACTCCGGCCAATACAAATAAAAGAAGTTGATCAACAATGCAGTAATGTTAGCACCGTCTGGATCCTGATCCGCTGCCAAGTATACTTTACCGTAGCGTAGATCTTTGCGTTCAGCTCGTTGGCCTAACACACAACCAATACTGGTCATTAGATCCTGTATGATTTGATTTTCTACAATGTCCTTGGGTGCTTCGCCACGTACGTTTAGAATCTTACCACGTAGGGGTAAAGCGCCATGTACTTCTGGATCACGTACAGCACTTATCATTCCTTTAGCAGAATCACCTTCTGTAATAATAAGAATACAAGTGGATCTGTCTTTACCATTGGCATCTAGTAATTTTGGTACTTTGTTACGCATGAGCTTGCGACCAATCTTGGCCAAGTCTGCGTCATCTCGTTTTTGTGTTCTAGCTGCACACCTTGCGTAGATTTCGTCAATCCACGGCTTGTGCTTTTTGATAATGTCCTTAAACACTTCCTCATTATCGAAGTATGCTTTGATATAACTGTCAACATTCTCATTAATGAGTCTGGATTTAGATTGTGAGTCAAAGTCTGGAGAAAACATAGTCGTCACGTTATAAATTAACAACCCCTCGCTGATGTCAGACCGATTAGGAGTTAATCCTCGACGTTTGCTTTCACGTTCTAGTGCTCGAATAAGCCCGCTATAGAACATTCTCTTGAATGTATCAATATGAGTACCGCCATTGAACGCAGGAATATCATTTACAGTGGTATGTATATACTCGCCGTCTTTGGCAAAGTTACTCACAAGATAGAACGCACTATTAAAGTTCTTATCATCGACGCTTAGTTTAATAACTTCTTTGTCATTAAAGAATGTGCGTTCAATTGAGTGCTTGACCATAATACGTTCGCCATTGAACGTAAATTTAACCCTGGGATGGTTAGCGGCTATTTCATGTATACGTGCTTGCATAAATGCCAAAGGTAACTTGGCATTTTTAAACACAGTCTTGCTTAATTTAAATTTAACTTGTGTTCCGCTATGACCACCGTTCTTGGTAATCTTTGGTTCATTGATTATTAATTCTGGAAATAGGTCGGATCCTTCTTTGAACTCTTGTATAAACTTCTTGCCGTCACGATGTATTTCTAAATGAAACCATTCAGAGCAGTTTACAACCGTGCTTGCACCAATGCCGTTGGTACCACGTACTTCTTGACGATCACCAAAGTTACGACCAGCTCGGGCTTGTGTTAGTGCCAGTGTAGCTTTGTGTATACGTTCATTCTCATCCCAGTCAATTGGAATACCGCGACCATCATCAGTAACTGAGAACACCATTTCTTTTGGTTCAAAGGTTATGTCAATCTTGGAACCTTTCTTGTGACCGATTACCTCGTCCAGTGCATTATCTAGTAGCTCTCTAAATGCACAATAAACAGCAGGTGTCCAGGTTAGATCCATTGGCAGTAATTTGGTTCCATTCCAATGTACTATGTTTTGTGTATGAGCAGTTCTACTGCCCAGGTACATTTCTGTACGTTTGCGATGATGTTGGTAATCTGTGAGTTTGATAATTTCTTCTGACATGACAGTTGTTAGTTATACCTTTTATCAGTAACTTGTACAATATAGTACTTTAACTTCGATTAATTTATTTGTCATCTGAAAAGATTGAAGCGATGCTGTAACTGTACAACATCGCTTCTTTCGAGTTAATAAGGTTAATATATTACGAGTTTTTACAAAAATAATTAAGTTAAATTTCAATCAATTCAACGCATACACGTGGCTGATTGAATAATACAAAAATAATTTACGCTACAATAAGTTTCATCAAACATCACTTGATATCAACTGTTTGTCTGGTTAATACCAAGCAATGTTATTTATAGTACCATTCAGTGGCATTAACTGTCAAGTTTAAAGTGTGGGTATCGTAACCTGTTTAAAATCCGCAGTCCTAATGACTCTTACTAGTGTAGTCCACCGGCTACCGCAGATTCCCAATATTAGATCTTTCAGCCAGTTGTCCTACCTGGCACCTGCTACTCCCCTGTTACGGGTGATCTAAATTTGGGTCGTGCTGTTCCTCTACGATTAGGATCTGTGACTCGTCTTTCCTCCAGACCCACAAGATCATTATAATAGATAAGTTTAAAATTGCAACCGTTGGTTAGATAATTGCAACAGCAGCAGTCACATATCGTGATGCAACCATAACGCCGATGTTGGAAATTATCTTCAATATTGCTGTAACAGTCTTACGTCTTTTGTTGATTTTGAACACACGTTTAACCAGGAACATAACGCCTTCGATTACCACAAATTCTATGACTTCTTTTATTATTATATTTCTTGCTGTCAACATGGACGTTACTCCAACTACAAATAGTGTTCGTCAATATTTACTTATAGTTCAAAAAAAGTCAACTCTTGTTGTGATTTTTAAAGTAATAGGGAGATTGTTTAATACGGTTCTCCCCTGACCGCAGACCTTAAACCTTAAGCAGCGATTTTCATCTCTACAACAGGTGTATTGTCATTTGCAAATGCGTTAGCATTTATTAGTTTTATTGCATTAACCAAGCTTTCGCCGGACCATCTACTTCAATCTTTATTCGCTTGTTAATCCTATGTCTGGCCCATCATAGTAACATTGCCAACCGCAAAGGGCGATTTCGTGGGCTAAGCCTAGGAAACAATGTTACTATGGTAGATCAGCCCGGTACTGCCCCGGGGTCCATAACGTTTTATTACATTGCTATCAACAATGGTAATTTATTTATAGTGTCTTATTTTAAATTGTCAATCAACGCTGTCTTCTTTGCCAGAAATGGATCTCATCAATGATATGGGATAATCCACAATACGAGACAGTGCTTCTATTGCTAGTTCTTGTCTGACACCACCAGCAATTTTATCTTTAGACCACATGACATATTTGATTAATGCATTAATATCACGTGCATTTTGATCGCGAATTTCGTTCTGCATTTTGGACCCTCAGAATCGCCTTCTGCAAAGATACTTACCGTCACAGACTGAATTATAGGAGATCAACCCTATAAATTGTTCAGTCCTCCGGAATTGTATCTTTGCGAAGGTCCCGGATATCTGTATCCGGCTGTTTAACTATTACTTCAAATATCTAAGTTGTCAACTTGGACCTGTTGGTCCTGTTGGTCTTGTAACAGCGGGTTTTTCAACTGGACGGAAATCTGTATTGTCATCTACATCAGCACCACAGTCGTGTACATCGTCGATTTCTGTTGATTGTTGTAGGTTTTTGGCTATTACCATGCTGAGATAAGTCCAACAAATGGTAGCAGCAGCTAAACTGGTTATTTCAGCATGATCGTACGGAGGTGAAACCTCTACTAGATCCATACCTATCCAATTTAATCCAGCCAAATATTCCAAGCATTCTAACACCCACATGCTGGATAGTCCACCAATTTCTGGTGTTCCGGTACCGGGTGCATATGCAGGATCTAGTGCATCAATATCGAATGTAAGATAAACCGGAGTATGGTCAATAATTTTAATTGTGTTTGAAATCACGGCCATTAAGTTAGTCTGTGCATATCTAGCAGTAAATGTAGTACCACCATGGTGATCTAGAAAGTTTCTGGACTTACTATCGGAAGGACTTCGTATTCCGATGCTAATAATCTTTGTGGGATCAACCAGTTCTTCTGTGATAGCATTATACAACCAAGTTCCGTGGCCAACAGGTTCATCAAAATTTGTACGCCATGTATCACAGTGTGCATCAAAATGTACAACAGCTATCTTACCATATCGCTTGTTCATAGCACGTAGTATTCCAATGGTAACTGTGTGATCACCGCCCAGAAATACTGTATGCTTGTTCCAATTTAATACATTATTTGTAACTGTTTCAACTTGTTCTAACATTTTCAATGTATTACCGACAGTTATGTCAGCATCGCCGAGATCCACTGTATGATCTCGAATGTTGACATTGAAATAAGGGTGATACCCATCCGTTAGCATCATGCTTGATTCTCGTATAGCAGCAGGTGCAAATCTTGCACCCGGTCTATATGATGTAGCAGTATCGCTAGGTAATCCTATAACTGCAAAACGTTTTGTTGTATCGTCGGATGTTTTACAAAATGTACGTAAACCTTGAAATGGTTTAGATATCATACAATAAGACCTTTTTCTCCTGCTCTTGGTACAGCAATACCACTCGTGTTGTGGATATATCCACTTTTAACTTCATCAGCTGCTGTAAGCATGGTTATAATATGAATATGTTTTAAGGTTATTTTTGAATCGCTATTAGCACCCAGCACAAAAAATGGGAGCATTTGTATACCAGGCCTTCCTGTTTTTTCGTCAATTGACACGTTCAGTAGTACTGGCTTTTGAATGGTAACTGTATTGGTATCTTGTGACACAAATTTAGCAACAATTTCTTCCTGAGTAACCAACTTAATGGTTACAACATCATTGGCTTCGATAGCTTTTTCTATTAACATGATCAATCCTTGGGTAAATGATATTTTAGTATACCATGTTAATATCGTCGAGATCAATCAAGCTTTGAGATAACTTGGTAAGTTTTCTCCATTTTGGCCGGCGCTGATAATACTAGGTGGGTTGGTTGTGTATCCTACTCTTGATGCATCACTTTTTGGAATACCTCTGTTATATGATACATGTATCCAACCTGCTGCACTTCCGCTTGGGGACTTTTCATATAGCAACTGACGGAATTTTATTCCGCTATTCAATATCCATTTAAACATTGCTACATTACCGCTAGGAGTTCCTAGGCTAATATCTGCTGCACAACCGGTGATATGTTCACTTGTTAACGAGCCGCCTATCCTTTGATTATATGCTGTAGATCTATAAGCACTATTAAGTGGATCTTTGTTGAAATGAAATTGTGCATAAACTGGATCTAATACATTTAAACAAAGTTCAATAAAATTTGCTGCAACTTGTCTAGCTGATAAGTTAAATGTTGATTCATTTTGAGGTGGGTTTCTAATATGTGCCATTTTAAAATATTGACTTATTTGTTTATTATAAAATGGATCAGATATATCAGTTGGGAAACTATTGGGAAGATTATCAACTGATAACTCATACGTACCCGACGGTGCGCTGGGATTTGGATTAGGGCCTGTGGCGCTAAAATCATTGTATGCACCGGTTGCACCTGCACTAGAACTGATTCCGCTACTAGCTGGATCACCGCCATTGTCATCACCTTTAGCACCTTCCCCCATGAGTGCAGCTTCATTTCTTAACATAGCAGCATGACCACTTTCGTTGGAACTATACATGGTCAAACCGCCAACTGATGCTGTACCAGGAGAACCATCATTAAACGCACCAGCAGGCGGTCTCCAGAGAGCCACTGGTACTTTATTAACAAACACATTGTTGCTGTAAAAAACATCTAATCCTGCATATGTTGGAGGATTTAATGGCATATTAGCATCCTTAAAATTATATTGTTTTGATATTTATAACTGATTTTTAGTTGAAATTAGGAGTAAATATATTATATTACAATTTAATAGGTTTTTCGATGAGTAATGATTTTGGTGGCATTAATGATCCATCTAACGGGCAGGGAGCGGTACCAAGCTATGCAACTGCATTCAAAGGCACTTTTGCACCGTTGCCTACTGCATTGCCAGATTCTGGCAATGTACCTTTAATAGGGTCCCCTATTATTGGTACACCTGTTGTAACTGATACATTACAATTGAAAGAATGGAGAATCTACTCACAAGATAATAAACTATGGGCCAGTAACGGAACACATAATTTACAATTTGTTCTTGTTAACCCAGCAGGTTTAGTACAAAGTACCAACGCCCCGAACAAACTAAGTGACGGCAGCGATGGTAGTAGTGGATCTAGTCTTGGTAATACTGCTGTAACTGGACGTACGGTTAGCGCAACTGGTGGTGCTAGCACTGCTGCCGGAATACCAACATTTAATAATATTACCTATGGCAACACCAGTACAGATGTACCTCCGCCTGAATCTTCTGCTGGGGGATCATCTGCAAGCGGGTCCACAAGTGGCGGAGGTACCGGAATTGTAAATCAAGCAATTTCTGCATATGGAAGTTTAGGTATTGGTCCTCTTAATAACACACCTTGTTTACCTCCTGATATATCTAATATGTTGAGTGGACTTACCCCTGGTGGGTTGACTGCACTTGTTATGGATTTATCTAAACAAACTCAAGAGTTGACTAATATGACAAAAATGATATCAACTTTATTACCAGGGTTACCATATAGTGCAACAGGTACAATATTAAGTCAACTCACCAAGGGAATCAAAGGTATTACCAGCGGGCTGTCTAGCATTAAAGGGGAATTAACAGGAGGATTATCCAATATTACTAGCGAGCTTGGTTGTATCACACAAGATTTAACTGCAATCAGTTCATCTATTACGTCAACCATTGGGTCATTATCTAATCAAAGTTTTATCAGTTCATTGCCCAACAACTTGTCAGTTGATTCATTAATAAGTCAACTATCGTCAACAAATTCCCAATTGAATGCCGGAGTTTCTGCTATCAATTCATTTAATAATAGTTTGGGTTCACTTGGTACAGTAGGACCACTTAGTACTACTACACAGATTATTCAGCCAGGGATTACCAATACCACAGTCACAACTACATCTATGCAAATGGCCGGTGCTGAACTTGAATTTTTAGTAAATGGCGTTTACAAATTAACAAATTTTTCATCATCTGTTAGTACTGGTTTTCAAACTGTACAACAATATTTAGGTAAACCTATATCAGTCACAGATTGGAACCATTTGATTGCTGCTGCACATGCGGTGTCTGGATCTGATCTAACAGAATATGTGTGGGCAATTGGAACTATATTAAATCGCAGTCGATTAACAGGATTAAGTGTGACAGATATTTTAAAACAACCTGGCCAATTTACTGCAATAATATCATTTCTTGACAATACATGGTCTGAAAAGTTTATAAACGGACCTGCGTTTGATCAAGAATATATTATTAATGATTTAATAGTTAAAGATTTAAACTCTATCCCAAAAAACAACTACTACTTTGATTCAGCTATAGGTAAGACCGCTGCAAAACGCAGCGGTGTAGATGGTATTTTAATAGGACAAAGTTTTGTATATCCCGGCGCAAAATGGCCTTAGTTAATACCCCAAAATGCTATTAATTCATTATAGCCGCCTATATAATTATTGTCTAGCCATATTTGTGGTACAGTCTTGGCATTAGGAGCTCGTTCGAGTAATGCTTCGCGAGAAACCAATTCTTGATTTGGCTTAAGATCCGAACCTTGTGATTCTGTCAACTTTATTATTTTTTCTTCGTATTCTACGCCCTTGATTTTAAATAAATTCTTAGCCTTATCACAATATGGGCAATTAGGCTTTGTCCAAATTTCTGCTTTCATGATATTCCTTTGAATCCTTATGTTTAATGTGTATGAGATTTCCCACCGCGTCTTGACCAATCCACACTGAATCTGGCGGCGGTTCCACTCCAGCATGTTGATAATGCCACGCCCACTTGCTAACATAGGCAACTGTGGGTTTAAGGCATTGAACTATTGATAACTTACTTTGTTTAACAGCTTCCCAAAAATATCTATCACTCCATAATCTAGACCCCGGATCAGTAACCCAATATGACATCAAATGTAAAGCTGCACGAGTTAAAAACATGCAGTTGGTATCAACCATGTTCTCACCGTTGCTCTCTATTCTATCCACATAAAGTTCTGTACCGTCTAGTGCATGTATTCTACGAGTAGCTATAACTCCTGCAGCACCAGATTCTTTTAGTGTTTTAACCATATTTTCAATATGATCCGAATCGATCCAGTTGTCTGCATCTAAAAATCCTACTGCATCATATCCTCTACTAAATGCTGAAATTGCACCCAATGCTCGGGGTGTAGCACCTGCATCTACGTGAGAGTGAGGTAACTCTACGTGTTCTACATTCCATGATTTACATTTGGGATTAGGAAACCCATCAGCGACCATCAAATGAGTTACATTTGGATGTGTTTGATTCACAACACTGTCGTGACACTTTTTCAGACATTTGATAGACTCCTTATAATAAGGAGTAATTATGGCTACTTTCATTTTGTATCTTTTCTAAATTACAAGTTTGGAAGCTCGTTGTAATCAATAACAGAATCCATTACACCTATTATATAATTTGTGCTTTCAGACTCTTGCAATGCAGTTTGCTTCTTGCTAGGATCACTGTGCTTATTGAACCAAGGTATAGGAGTAGTCTTAGGACCAAAACCTTGATATTTAATGCCAACTTCTTTCAATGCAAGCATTGCTGTATAATCAACAAAATCTTTTAGAATGTTAGCATTGAGCCCAATTACAGGACCCTTCTTAAACAAGTAATCTGCCCAGGATTTTTCTTCCTGTATCACACTCATGTACATTCTGTAGACTTCGTCTTGACATTCTGCTTTTGCATCAGCAAATCTAGCGTCGTCTTTTGCTACTTGATTAATAATATAAGCAGTCCACTCCTTATGCAATATTTCATCCTGTAAAATTAAGCTGATAATATTACCATTACCAATAAAGATTTTGTTCTCTACCATAGCTAGGCTAGTAGCAAATGATACCATGAAACGAAACGCTTCTAGTGCATAGCTAGCATGTAATGCCAACCAAACTGCCTTAACATGGTCTTTTTCAGATACAGTTGCGCCAGTTTCTTTTAGGCAATTTATTTGATGCAATCTATCATAATAATTACCCACACTAGAAGCCATATCAACAATCTCTTGTGTATCATGAATCGTATTAAACACATCTTTTGGTACATTATAGATGTTTCTAATGATATGACTATAACTGCGGCTATGGATGTTTGTTTCAAACATTGACCAAATCAGTACCAACGCTTCTAATTCTGGAACACTTACCACAGGACTGAATACCTGCACCGGGCCACGGCCTTGTATACTGTCCAGAGCTGTTTGACGCAGCAAGTTGCTGG